ATTAGCCAGGATGGATGTTAGAGAAATGCAAGCCGCTTTGGAAAGACATTATGCACTCAATCAAAGCACCAGAATAAATTTTCAGGAGTTAGCTTCTCAGTCCGTAAGTTTTTTGGTCAATCAATACCATGACAAGCTTATCAAGCACGACCGCTTGACCTCTGAAATAAACGAGTTGCTGATTCAACGAGATGTGATTGTAAATCAGAAAATCCCTTCCTATCAAGAAGTGCTCGGGATTATTTCAGAAAATAAAGAAACCAGTCGCACTTCAGTTGGCAACCTGTCTAACTTTGTTTTTGGTCAGGGGAGTAAGTCTCGTACAGCCTGGAGTCGCTGGCAAGGATACAGCTTTGATGAAATTCCCATATCAGATTTAGAACACATTGTTAATGATCTCGGCAAGTACACCAAGTCCAGCACTCTTTATGCACTGGAAAATGGGGATGTTGATTTAATTTATCCATACGAATCAAAATCAACTTCTTACTTCCGCAACATTCGGGACGTTCAAAACCAGATACTTGCTTATCTGGAAGGGGAAGGGCAAAAAAGAAAAATAGCCGAGCAATGGGACCGCATCAATGAAGATTTCAAGCAGGATCAATCCGAAGCAGACTATCAAATTCGTCTTTCCCAGTTATCTCCCAGACCAATAACAGTAAGTCATCCAAGCGACCTTGAAGAAATTGAAAGGAAAACTATTAGGGATAGATTAGATAGTGCCGATGAGCGTAAATTTAATAGTGAAAGAGATAAATTTTGGTCATTTGCAACGGATCCTAAAACAGGAAAACAATTAGTAAAAGCCAAGCAATTGAGCTCTACGAAAAGAAATTTACTTAAACAAAAAGAAAAACATAAAAAAGCAAGCCTAGAGGAGTTAAGAAAACTTGCAGGAATAAACACGGTTGCTCCTCAATCGGAGGAACCTACCCGGACTTTTGAGCGAGTGTCATATGAACAAGATACCATGAATTTCATGGCTTCTTATCAAAGTCGCTGGCATAATCTGGACTGGATCGATGAGCTTCGTTCTTTCCGCGAAGAATGGACTCCAGGTCCAGTCATCATGCGAACTCAACACCAAACCAACTATGGCAGGCTTCAAGAAGAAATTAAACGACTTAAGCGAGTGCATCCTAATGCAAACAATAAAACCATATTTCATTTTTTGATTTTTAATTACGAAACAAGAAGATGGCTAGTTGAAGCACAATCGGCATACACTAGGCAAAAGGTTTCCGAGAAAAGAAGAGACCGAGAACTCTACGATTCTTTTCTGCAAACCATGACTCCTGAAGAAGCCAGCAATGAAATCTTCAAGATAAAACAAGAGCAGAAGCAAGCCGAAAAAGGCATTGATCGTCAGTTTCATAGCTATGTAGATCGTGTATCTAAATCACAACAATACATTGGCGACACCAAAGAATACAGGGACGAGAGAATTCGGGATCACTCTATTGAAGAAAAACAACAAATAAAAGAAGAAGGTGCACATTGGGTCAGCGGTAATCGAGAAGGTCAAAGACAAGATATCCGTAGAATCCCAATTTATGTTCCGGGATATGACCGACAAGCAGCCAAAATATGGATAGGCCCAGAAAATCTTGTTCTTCCTGAGCGGCGACAAGAAGCAAGCAGCATACGAAAAGAGCTTGCTTTAGTTCAAAAGCTAGTTCGCTCGGGTGGAGCTCACCCTGATTTATCACTTCTTTCATCGGCCAAGCACTACTACATCTACACTCAATCTCCTCAATCTGTTTTAAGAGCCAAGGCACATGTTCTAAGCAAACTAGGCCCATCAGGTCTGAACATATTGACTAGCCATGAAATAGCTTACCTTGGCAATCACGCGGACACGGCTGATTATGAAAGTGAGCGACAGATATCCGTAGTTGATGTAGATGGCACTCGTCGGTCTATGCCTCTATGGAGTGCAGTTCACCGAAAGCTTCAATGGGCTACTGGAAGAGGTCTTTTTAACAACGACCCCTCCCTTCGTGGTCTAGGAGACATGCCCCTATCGGCTCCACAGGTAGTTGATTTTGCCTCGTTGAAAGCAAGCTACGGGCCTCAAAGAGCTAATATCAATAGCACAGATCCTGAAGATCCGTTGGTTGCCTATCTTTATGGTCAAAATAAACAGACCGTTGACACCATGTTTAGGAGGACGCGAGCGTTATCCAATGGAGATGAAGTTCGATTGGAAAGGTCAACTCGATCTCAAAACTGGGATCGTGATGTCAACACGAGAATTGATCAGAAAGTCCATCAGATGGATTTTAAAATTAGAGAGATAATTCAAAACGCAAGAAAGGCAAGATGGGTTTCTCAAGGTGGGGGAAGGTTGGAGTATTATGCGCGTCTCTATGATGCCATGGGTTTGATACGTCAGTTTTTTTATGACGTACCTGCAAGAAGAGACACCCCGTCCTCCGTGCCACCAACCATGCGAAACCTTCCCAGACTAATTGAGTCATATAAATCCAGACGTTACACGGAAGCAAGAGGAAGCCACTACGATCAGATTGCCGATCAAAGCTGGCGTGATTTTACTGAAGACCGATATCAGCACTATCGCCACGGATCTTATGGAAATCGACTCTTTGACTTAGCACCAGGAGAATCTGTTCAACTTCGCGATTTGAGGCAATACTTGGATGGATTGAATGCCATGCAAGACAGGCCGCGTTCTGTTGTTAAAGAACTCCTAATGGAACTGGAGTACGAAGTTCAGCGAGGCAATGCCGAGTTTGGCCTCGACATCCATTTCTTTCCAGAGGCAGGCTTAAATCCTGAACTTAGCGACACGATCACGCCTTTTGTTTCTAGCGGGGATTATACAGGAGAAGAACTGCAACGTCAGGAAAACTACAGAAATGCTCTTGTAGTATCACGAGCTAATATGCCTGTAGATGTTGAAACTTATTCACGCCTAGTAAACGCTTATGGCAGTGGCACCCTCCCTACTAGCTTAGAACCCAACCCTAATGCAAGACTGCAAGCTGGTTCAAGTACACCTTTTGACATATCCTCTCGCTTTGGTGGGACAATTTATGAACCACCCATGTCGGGAGAGTTTCTTCCAGCGGGAGGTGGTGGAGGCAATTTGTTGTCAAGAAAAGACAACTTCAATCCAAAAAGCACAACAGAAGCAACGGTTATCCCTGATAGGCATGGTTCGGAAGACTGGGATGAAGGACTTGTTTCAGAAAATGCAGACGCGGTAAATTCGGAAAGACTCGGTATTGTTGGCCAAGGGCGTCGTTCGGTCAACCCTACTTACGAATCTTCTTTTGATGAAGCAGATAACCCCACCACGCAATACGAACCAAAATACCTTAGCCCGCATCAGGTCCGGGAAATAGAACAATTTATGCAAAGCGAAGGCGTGCAGAATCTTTTGGCAGACATGGCCCCAAGAGAAGCACCTCGTCCGGTAGATGCAGAAAATCTGGCATTTACTGACGTAGATCGATTTGAACAAGAAGCGTCAGCTTCTTACGGAGGTCCTGATGATCTTTACATGACAGAAGAAGAGACTCAACAATCCCGCATAGAAGGACAGACTTTTATCCCTCCCAGAGAGAAATAAATAACACTGGCTCCTATCTTTTTAATTCTTTACGATCCTTGAAACGCTGGCCAGCGAAAGGATCGACATGGGATTGCTGCAAAAGGTTGGGGCATTCTTGCGAGACGCTCCCGCTATGCTACGTCCTCGTTTTGGTGGACGTAGGGCGTTGGGGCAGTTCATGTCTTCAGGGAGCAGTTACGGCCCCTGGCTGCATGCCTGGACTGACTCTCGATACGAGATGGTCCGGCACTACAAGCACTGGGTCTACATTGCCATCGACAAGATTGCCACTTCGATTGCCATGCACCCACCCAACATCTCCTACTGCCGCAAGCATGGCATCTACGACCCTGACAAGATCTTATCTCTTCGCTCTCGCTCCAAAGCCCTTGTGCCATTGCAAGCCCATGAGCAATTAGAACCTATCCCCGGCAATCACCCCTTGGCTCGGTTGCTCAACGATCCCAACGAACCCGACACTGCATTTGATCTCTGGTACGAGACGGTGATGTATCTATTACTCACCGGCAACTCCTACTGGTGGTTACCACCCGGTGCTTTTGGTAAACCTGCCGCGATTTGGGTCCTGCCCGCTCACTGGATCTACCCCCGAGCCAACAAGCAGGGCATGATTGACTGCTATGATCTCCGGCCTGTGGAAGGCAACTACATCCGAGCTACCATCCCTGCCGAAGATGTCATTCATTTCAAGAAGAAGTCTCCGGTTAGCAAGATCGACGGTTACTCACCACAAATGGCTGGCAGTCAGTGGATTGACACCCAGGAGTCTATCGACCGCTCGCGGTGGTTCTCTTTCAGAAACGGCATCTTTCCCGGAGTCTCCGTGGAGTTTGATGCTGGCATCAAGCTACCCAATGAAGATGATCTCAACCGTATCGAGTCCAGGCTCATGCAACGCTACGGTGGGGAGATCAACACCAACAAGCCCATCATGGTCCCTCCTGGTGCATCGCTCAAGAAGATCCAGCTTAATCCTGACGAGATGAAATACATCGAAAGCTCAGAGCAGTTGGCGGCTAACATCCTGTCTCTATTTGGCGTGCCCAAGCTGCTGGCTCAGATTCCTGATACCGTCTCCAGCGGGGCTGTCCTTGCTGCCCAGACCGGCTTTTTCATGCAGACGCTGAACCCCTTGTGGCGGTTCTTCGGCATGCACCTGACGGAAAAACTAGCCGTCCCCCGTTATGACAAGAATTTAAAGATCTGGTGGGAAGATAGGACACCCGAAGATCCTGATCTCTTGGAGCGACAACTCAACACCGATTTGGCCTACGGTGCCCGGACCATGAACGAGGTGCGATCCTTGCGGGGCCTGGAGCCCTACCGCGAGGAGTGGGGCAACGTGCCCTGGATCCCACTCAACACCCGGCCCATCACTGAAGTCATCCAGAAAGCCGAGAAAGAAGAGGTTCTCCCTGACAATGAACCGGGGTCTCAGGGAACGAATCTTGCCACCCAGAGTAGCCCCGGCAACACACCCCAGGGCGGCATTGCCCCGGATCAACGCTAACGAGGAACCTCATGGACATAGAGCAGATCATAACCAAACTGGCTTCCCGTAAACTGCCCAAGACCAAAAAGCAAGCCCGTGGTCCGCAGATCCAACTTCTTGACGCGGGAAGCCGCAGACTCACGCTCACCGACCTGGAGTCTTCACCTACTTCTACTCGCGATGGCCGCATTGCCATTGATGAGAAGTCAGCCAGTGTTGGCTTTATCATCTCCACGCCGCGACGAGACAAGGTGGGTGACATCGTCCTGCCCAAGGGTTGTTTGGAGACTTTGGAAGACTATGCCAAAAACCCAGTAGTCTTTTACGCTCACAACCAAAAAGCCCCGCCCATTGCTTTTGCCAAGGATCCAGAAGGCAAGTTGGCCCTGTGGGTCGAGGATGACAAGCTGGTCAGCCGGGCCTACTTCCATCAGCAGACCCGAGAGTCTGAAGAGATCTTTCGTCTGGTGGCAGCAGGCATCCTCAAAGCAGCTTCCATTGGCTTTGTCCCCTTGGAAGCTGACATCATTCCTCCCGCAAACATCGAAGAGACCTTGTCGGATGGCAAACTCTTGTTCGACTTTGGGGGCTTTCACTTCAAGAAGTGGACGCTGGTGGAGTGGAGTGTAGTTCCAGTCCCAGCCAACCCCGAAGCCCTGCGTTCGGAATTAGAGAATCACCGCATTAAATCTCCATGGCTGCGTGAGTCCTTGAAACAAGTGGCTGCATCCAAGAAAGCCACGTTGTTTGTCGATCACAAGGCCCAGGAACTGGTCTACAAGACGGCCATGGAAGACCTGATTGCTCCTCCACAGCAAGGGACCAAGCCGGTGCAAGAGCCGGGTAAGACCACAGATGTCACGGGTCGAGAGCAAAAAGAAGACGAGCAGCCCCAAGCCGTGGTCTTTGATCCCATGTTCTTTCAGGACGAGGGTCAGGTCAAGGACTGGCTGGAGCAGAATAACCTCCAGCCACAGGAGTTTTATGCACCTAGCGAAGAAGTAAGTTCTTATGTGGCCATCCTGTTCTCCGCTGATCAGTGCAAACAAGACTCGGTCCGCGAGCAACAGGTTGAGCAAGGCGTTCACATGGTCTTTTGCACGAGGGTGCAAAAGCCCGAACAAGAACAAAAACCCGAAGATAATCCCCAACAACCAGAAAAAGAACCTGCTGAGGAGAAAAGCATGAACATTGCGGAGCCCCAATCCACGGTCACGGCTGAAGCACAGCAGCCCATGGAGGAAAAACCAGAAGCTGAAGAGATGCAGCCGGAAAAGAAAAGCCGCAAACCATACGGTGCCGAGGTGCTGGAGCACCTGTGCGAAGAATTTGACGAAGTCATCAAGTACATCGAAGAGTCGGTTCAAGTTCTGGAACAGCCCAAAGTTCAGAAGTTTTTGGAGAAAGTGCAGGGCAAACTGGCCCAGTTGCACGATGACACCCATAACTTTGGTTACTCGGCGTATCCCGATCACTTTGAGCAAGGAAAACCGAAGGAAACCGAAGAAGGTCAGGACATGGAGGACGTTGAAGAAACGGAACCCTCCTCTCCCGAGAAGTCTGCTCTTGGTGCTTTCCTGAAGGAAATCAGCGAAACCAAGGGCTTTTCTGCCTCTCAAAAGGTTGCTTGCCAGCATTTTGCCAAGGTTTTTAGTCAATTTTCGCAAGAGCCGGAAGAGGTTATTCCTGCAAAAGAAGAGGTGAAAAGTGAAGAAAACCTGCCTTCCGATGTAGAAAAAGCCCTCGCCCAGCAGTTGGAAGAGCTCTCGCAACAGCTTTTTGAGATGACTGGCAAGGAGTTCTGATTTTGGCTAAACAGCGCAACTACCGAGAAGATGCGATTAAGTCAACTCTTCCCGTGGTCGAGGCACCCCAACCTCCGGCCACGGTGGTAGAGCAAAAGCAATGCTGCACATGCAAGTTCTGGCATGCCACGGAGAAAGGACTGGGCCTGTGCAAACGCTACCCTCCTGTGATTGTGGGTGGGGATTTGTGCCTATCGGGACCGATATGTAAGTTTCCTGTTACTCACAATATCGAACTCTGTGGCGAATACATCAAACAAGATACCAAACAATCTTAATTACGAGGACACAATGGCAAATGTTAGCGACTTGGTGGGCAAGCTGGACTCGATGAAGCAGCAGCTTGCCGACCTGCAAAACCAGAACCAGGACGCTCGCAAGAGTGCTCCGGTTCCCCATGTGCGCACGGGTGAGAATCCTCTCTCCTCCCGTGGCTACTCCTTCATGAAGCTGTTCCAGGTCATCAGCGGCCAGCTTCCCAAAGATCAGGCCAAGGTTGAAATCGACCTGAGCAACAAGCTGCAAAAATACTGGTACGACCAGCACGGCTATCAGAAGAGCGAAGCCAACAGCATTCTTGCTCCCGTGGGTGCCGATCTGCTCCCGGCCAACAGCGAGTCCGATCATCGCTTTGTCAAGGAAATCAAGGATGTGGTCAAGGCCGGTGTTGCTGGTGCTGACCTCGATGAAGTCCGCAGCATGGTTCGCAAGACCCTTAGCTGGACCGACGAAACCGCCTTGGGTGCTTTGGTGGCTCCTCCGCAGTTTGGGGAGTTGATTGACCTCCTGCGTAACAACGAGATCTTTATGCAGGCCGGTGCTTCTACCATCGGCATGCCACCCAACGGTCGTATTGTCTTCCCGCGTCAGACGGGTGCAAGCTCGGCTTACTACATCGGCGAAAACGTGGCCATCACCCCCAGTGAGCCGACCACGGGCGATGTGATCCTCCAGGCCAAGAAGGTTGCCTGCTTGGTCAAGGTGCCCAACGAGCTCTTCCGTTACGCCTCGGTCAGCGTCGAAGCCTTTGTCCGCAACGATGTGACCAAGACCCTGTCCTTGAGAATGGACAAGGAATTGCTGGAAGGCACGGGCTCCGGCATCTCTCCCAAGGGTTTGATCAACTACTCCGGCATTACCAGTCACACGGCCAGTGGCTCGGCGGCGGACGGCAACAGCGGCTATCCTCTCCTGCCCGAAGACATCTACCAGATGATTGCAAAGGTGGAAGAGAAGAACGCAGTCTTCAAGTCCTGGGTCATGCGTCCTCTCCTCTGGGCCTACATTGCCAACCGTCGCAGTGACGCGGTCAGTGCGGGTGACGGCAAGGGTCCGTTCATGTTCAACGTCTGGCGTGAACTGGCCGATAACTTCAACGTGGACCGCAACTCGGTGCCCACGCTGGCTGGTTATCCGGTCTACAAGTCCACCCAGTTGAGCAATCAGCGAACCCGTGGCAGCGGCACCACCAAGAACTCCTACATCCTGGCCGGTGACTTCTCCGACTACGTGGTGGCCATGTCCCCGACCATCGAGTTTGCCATGACCCAGCAGGGCGACACGGCATTCCAGAACGACCAGACGTGGTTGCGAGCGATTCTTGCTCACGACGGAGCCCCGCGTCATGAGGCTTCCTTCGTCCTCTGTGACAACCTGCTCACCAGCTGAACTTAACTTAAATAACCAAAGGGGTTTTAACACATGAGTTCGACTTTCCTTGTTGACGTAGCCAATGTCTCGATGGTGGGAGCCAGCGTTGTGCCGGGCACCACCATCAACAGCGACACTACCACGGACGGCTCGGCTGTGGATTGCCTGGACGTAGACGGTCCCATCACCGGCGTCTTCCTCACCGGCAATGCGGGTGATGCCAGCACCACCATCACCTTCTCGCTGGTGGAGTCTGACACCTCGGGTGGCACCTACACGGCCATGACCGATGGAGCCCTGGCTACCCTGGCTGGATCAGCCACGGCCAATGACAATCTGGTCAAAGTGGTGACCTCAGCCAAGCGAACCAAGCGGTACGTCAAGTGCCGGGTGGTCACGGCTGGCGGTGGCACTCCCAGCGTCCCCTGTGCAGCCTTTGTCCTGGGCCGCAAGAAGATCGTGGGCACGGGCACGGGTTACAGCACCACCTGATAACACCTTGCGTTCGATTAAAAGCGGCCTTGGTGTCTTGTACGCCAAGGCCCTTTTTGCTGGTAATGAAAAGAGGTAAAACACATGACTGAATACCTGTTTCGGGTTTTTCTCATTGTCCCCGAAGCACGCAAACAGGGACTGACAGACTTTATCAAAGAAGAGTTTGACGACGCAGACTGGCTGGTTAGTCCTCTGTCTTCATCCGGCCAAGGTCCTTCTACTCACTATTGCACTTGTTTTGCCTGCACCCTCAGCGACACCAGTAAGTGGGCTTCGCGTCTGACTACCGATGGCGGCGTCCCTCTTCCCGCAGAGTTTGAGTTCTATAACGCAGACCAGCGGATTGCTTTCATGACTCAAGCCAACCCCACTCTCAAGCAACTCACGGGCGTGTCGGTCCATGTGTGCCGAAACGATCAGGAGTGGTTCAACGTAGAGAACATCTTGGTCGCGGAAGGGCTTCAGAGGGTGCAAAGTGAGCCAGTCTCTTAAACTCATTGATTTTGACCCTTGTTCTTTACTGACTGTTTTGATCTGTCTTGGTCGGCAAGGCTATCAACTTCAGTCGCTGGAAGAGAAGAGATATTTCATTTTCTTCCGGCGATACACGGCAGTCCTGGCAGTACCGGAGCCAAGACTGACGTTTCAACTAGGCCCGGTATCCAACAGGTGAACTATGCTTGTTCTAAAAGATCATCAAAAGGTTGTAGTCAAAGTGGCTCCCGTCTCGGCAGCGGGCAATCCGGCCAAGGTCGATGGAGCCGTGGCGTGGACGGTCTCGGACGACAGCGTCCTCAGCGTCAAGAAGCTGGATGAATCCGGCCTGGAAGTCGAAGTGGTCACCACGGGCAAGGTGGGAGCAGCCCAGGTCAAAGCCGTGGCCGATGCCGATCTCGGCGAAGGGGTCAAAGAGCTAGTGGGCCTTTTGGATGTCGAGGTTGTGGCTGGTGAAGCCGTTACCATGGAAGTAACCCCAGGAGTTCCCAGTGATAAGTAACTTTGCTAATTCCAAAACCGTTCTGGCCTGTCTTCTCTTGATCATTGTCACGGCTTGCACGCTGTTGGTTACCAAGAATGCCACAAAAGAGTCCTGCTGCCACTGTCAGCCCTGCGACTGCACCACCTGCGTCTGCTGCGTCAGCCATGCCGACTCATTAAGCAGCAAGTGATCCTATCTTCTGATCCTGCTAAAACCAACGGACGGCTTCGGTCTTCCGTTGGTTTCTTCTCATCCAAGGAGCAATAAAATGCCTGCTCTAACCGGAGCAAAATCTTCTATCGGCACCTCGGCGGTTCAAGTGATCAGCACCTCTACGGTTCTGGATTACGGCATCAGTATCAAAGCGGCTGCTTCCAATACGGGTAAAGTCTATGTCGGCATTGCCAGCGGTGTGACGGCTAGTAGCGTGGATGCCACCGATGGTTATGAGTTAAGCCTGGGTGAAGAGATTTTTATTCCCAAAGCCATGGTAGCTAATGCCAACATGGTGTATGTGATTGGCTCGGCGGCAGGGCAAAAAGTCTTTTACATCTGCGTGTAACTATGTTTAAGTTCAACAATATAGTAAGACTTAACTCCACGTTTGGAAGGTCTCAAAAGAGACAGTTCAATCCGTTGCAGTATTCTCCTGCATTGTGGCTTGACGCATCCGACCAGTCTACTTTGACCATGGACGGTGCTGCATCGTTTGCGTCGGCAAGTAGTCAGTATCTCAGTGTCGCCAACAATGCCACGATTTCTCCTGCTACTGGGCTAATGGTTGGTTGTTGGGTCAACCTTTCCACTTTGCCGGGAGCGGATCAAAACTCTCGTCTAATTTCTCGCTGGTTGGTAACAGGAAGCCAACGGTCTTATGACTTGACTCTGACTGATATTTCTGGATTAAAAAGATTCAAATTTTATGGCTCAACCAACGGAACCACCGTTATTGAAGCAACAAGCGGCCAAGTGCCATCAACCTCAACATGGTATTTTGTGGTTGGTTGGTGGAATGGTTCAAATTTGTATTGCAGTGTCAATGGTGGTACGCCTGGATCTGCTGCACTCGCCTCAATGTTTGATGGGGCAGGTGCTTTGTGGCTTGGAGCCAGAGAAGGTGGAGCAGATTACCTTAACGGCGTGATGGACTCCGCTTTTATTCTCAAAACTCCAACCGCATTGGGGGACGGCATGGCAGGAAGCCTGGCGAAATCACTGATTGACTACCTCTACAACGGTGGTGCTGGCCGTCGCTCCTCCGATTTCATAAAGTCCGCACTCTACTCCGCCAGCGGTGCTGTCTCCTTCTGGGACATGGATGAGCGGACAGGTACACGCAAAGACCGCATAGGAACGAATGATTTAACCGCATCCGCATCCTCACCAACCTACGCATCCGGTATCGCATCAGGATTGGTGCAATACGATGGTGATCCGATTAAGCAGTGGTCGGACAAATCCGGCTACGCTAGAAACGGAGTACCAAGCTCAGATTCAACACGTCTTACATTGAGGACGAATGGTAGGAATGGAAGAAGCGTTTTAGTATCAGATGGCGTAGATGATTTTATGACAACCGGATTGACTGCATCAAATGCAAAGTTTTTACATAATGATAAGTCCACGGTATTCATTGTTGTTTCTCCTGGCGTATCAACAACACCAAATAAAAATTTTATTGTTGGCACCACCAAACTAGCCTCAAATGCTAATATCGGGTATGCTGTTACGATCCAGACCGCATCCGGTGTAAATCGCGTTCTCTGCGACATTTCGGCAGGATCAAACAATGTCGTTGCGTCTGTGACTACTGCTAACGGTAGTATCACTCCCCAGAACGCAGTGATAATTTCCACTGTAGCCGACTGTACGAATGGGACAGCATCAGAGCGGCTTGCAGTTTACATTAACGGTAGCGAAACTAAAAATAACACAGCCAGTGCAACGCCATCGGCCAACAATTCGACTCAGTCATTCTGGCCATGGGCGGGTACTATATTTGAAGAGTACCTTTGCGAATACATTATTTATAGTTATATTCTTTCCACCTCCCAACGCCAACAGGTCGAACGCTACCTTGCTGAAAAGTGGATGTCTCCTCCCGTTG